TTAAAAACCTCCTCCTGCCGGAAGGCCACCTGGTCTAAGTGCCTTGTAAACAGTTGCTGCCGTGTCGATGCCTTGCTCCAGGTTTTGTGCCCAGCCAGACTTTCCGGCAGTGGTTTGTGCGTTGACTGCGTTCGTACCAGCGTTGATGTCTTCCGGCACAAGACCCATAGCCTTCATTTGCTGACTGAGGTCTGTTCCGTACATTCCCTGAACACCACCAAGGGCGGTTTGCTTTTTCGCTTCGCCCAGCTTCGAACTGTCAGCAGCGACCCTTTCACTTGCTCCGGCCCCAGCTCCAGCCTTAGCGCGAGCGATGGAATCTAGCAGAGCGGAGGTACCGCCTGAATTTCTTGTACGCAATGCGTCCAAGCCAACCTTGCCAGCGAGGGAAGATGTAGCTCCGCCGCCTCCGGCCTCGGCAGCCGTGAGCATCTTATTTTGTGCGCCTGCGGTATACCCGGTTGGGTTGTTGATTTCTGCCTTTAGAGTGGGGATGACAGCAGCACGGTCTTGAGCGGCATTAGCTTGTGCGCCTTGCGCTACATTGTTTGCGTTTGTGACGGCACGCTTCGCGGTGGTCTCGTTTGAACCTGCTTCATTTGCCGCAGCGCGGTCAAACATCCTTGGCGTGGACATCCAGGCAGACAAAGTGCGTGCGCGATGCTCGGGCGGCTCGCCCATTTCTAACAAAAGATTTATTCCTGAATTTGGAATCATTGTCATCTTTACATCACCTTTGAAAACGGCAGTCCCCAGGGACTCTCTTTGAATCCCAGTTCTTCTAGTCGCCCACCAAAACTCTTCCGCAATCCGGGTGGGACCCACGCTGTCATATCTTCCAGCCCATAAGTGCGAGCGGAGGTTGTGACGGTGTCGTTCAACGCCTTGAGAGCTTGCCAACGCCACTCTGGTGTCGCCACTGTGTGGTCCACCAAAAGAAACGGCTCGCAAGTGAGCTTGAGGAACGCTGCTAGTGCTGGCGTTCCCTCATGCTCAATGACCTGGCGAACGAAAAACAACGGGTTGCCAGGGTCCGGCAAACAAACAGATGGAAGCTCATTGTTGCGATGGATTCTCTCCAGCTGTCCAAAATCGGTGTCTAAATAGGGTCGGATAATCATTACTTCATCGCCTCTTTGGAGAACTGACTCGTCCCGTATCCCGTGCCCGCCTTCTGACCATTGCTCGGTGCCGTTCCGGCTCCCGTAGAGGGAAGAAGTGTGAGATTCGTGCTACCGCCCATAGTTACTGCTGTCGGTGCTCCCTGCTGTCCTAGATACACGTGCGGAGAGGCCTTCTTAGACCCCAGTGACATTGTGTAAGTGCGAAAATACCAATTGTGTGGCTGTCCGTTGTCGTCATTCGTTGGGAGATTTAGAACACGATGACGAGCTACACCAAGATGTTCTGTCCACGTGGAGGCCGGGGAGAATGATTTCGCCGTGGAAAACTCCACGAAATTGTTGAGAGACCGATCCCTGGCGGAGTTGTCTTCAATCGTAACGTGGGCCAACTCTCCTGCGACTTTCACATTGATGGCAGCGGGAGGGTCGGGCTGGTCTAGGTGCTTGGTGGCGTCCACGCCAGCAGCCTGGGCCGCTTGGTTGATAGCATCCTGAATGTTCTGGAGCTTTGGTCCTAGACGCGGAGCTATAGCGGCCCAGTCCGCACTGGTGCGAATTTCGGAAATCATTTGAGAGAGGTCTAGGCTCACTAGAAATTCCCCCCACGAGTCGTGCTGTAGGGTTCCTTAGACAGAGTCAGATTGAGGCGGCTCAGTTTGAACCACGAGTTCACCTCGTTCGTAGACAAGTCCATGAAGAAGCGGAAGCCGCTACGATTGAGGGGCAGTTCAAGGTCTCCGTAAGGAGGAGGATTCAATAGCTGCTGCGGCGTAGACACAGCCACGCGTGGTGATGTTGGGAAGTCCGGGTATGTGCTGACCGCGAAGTCGCCATTTCCTTCCACGAGGAACGTTGCGAATGTTGCGACATAGCGATGGAGTCCGAGCTGCTTTGCTTCGGCCTCGTCGGATTTGGGAATGCCATACGTCATGTAGCGCGAGAAAATAGCCTCACCATCGTCGGAGAAGTTTCCAGGGAGTTGCTGATAAATCTTTGAGTTCTCAACTCCGTTGCAGAAGAGCAACTGGCGAGTGTGGTCGGGACGGTCGCAGAACGCTGCGTATGTAGAGATGATGTTCCAAGCGGCCCACTTGCGGCCCAACTGATACGCCTTGAGCGTCCCCATGAACGTCTGGCGGATTGCACCCTCACTTGCTAGAGCGGAGGCCGAGTTCAATTCGCGATAGCTCAGCATTAACACAACGTTTGGAGATGTGGGGTTGGCGTTAGCCGGGAAGTCAGGCATCCACACGTTTGGTGTAACCAGAGGCACGCCGATGCAAATTCTCTTCTTCGTCACGTCATTGGTGACCCAAATCGTGTGACCATAATTCCAGTTGATAGCATCCCAAATCGGCTGGATTTCTCCGCTGATCTTGACTGGCTGGCCGCCATCCCACAGGAAGAGTCCTGCTTGGTCAGCGACTACGGCCCAGCCTTCACCAATTGCCACGCCATTCACGGAAGGTGTTCCAACTTGGTTGGAAATTTCGCGCACGGTCCACAGACCAGGCTCGGTCGTGCCGTTGTCCGTGGTGGAATACATGGAGCGAGACTTCACACCAACGAGTTGGTCAAACAAAGTGAACGCGCAGCGGAGCGGCTGTTGATTCTCGGTCGCCATTCCCAGGCGACCAGTGTTGATGTCGAATGCCTCAAAATTGTTAGCGTAGGAACACAGGAAACTTGTGCCGCCGTCGATGAGCGGCTGCGCGGTGAGATAAGGCTCAATGCGGTCAACGTAGATTTTTGCGCCAGCCGAGAGGTCTGTTGCATAGATGCGAATCTGTAAGTCGCTCGGCACGATAGGAGTGAAGATCGTCGTGAGCAAAGTCTCGTCGAAAATCAACATGCTGGAGGTCATCTGGGCCAGCGGGATGGAGGAGAAGCCCGGGAACTGTGTTCCCGTGGATGGGCTGAACAAATCCACCACGAGATTGCCGGACAGAGTAGGAGGTGAGCCAGTCGGGGTACCAGTGCTCAACGCTGTGACGCGGACCCGATATTGCTGCTGAGTCAAGATGATGGGAGCGCCGCCGCCGACGACAAACGAATCGCGGTAGGCAGGCTGCGTGATCATTCCGTAGACAGCCTGAGTGGAGTTTGTACTGTTGGCGATGATGTAAGCAGACCCGAAGATAGGAGATGGACCTACGCTGCCGCCAGCGCCGAATACAGGGTCTGAAGTCCAGCCGAGCGGGGCACCCGCGTTGTTCGTTACGTTAGGAGCGATGATGGGTTGCAGCGAAAACGCAACCGTGCTGCCGTTGCCCGAGATGCTATTTCCTGTCCGAGTCCAGTTGGCGTTGTAGCTCCCCCCGGTTTGGCTGACAAAATAGCCAGCATTCAGCTGTGCTGGGTTGGAGGAGACAGTAGGAACCTCAATAGTGCCCAGCGAACTCCAACCGGATGGAAGAGAAATGGCTCCGCCAGTGTCCCATAGCGTGCTGACAATCAGGTCCACGGGGCCAGTTGTGATTACTTCGCCTGTGTTGAACGTGCTGTTGAAAGTTCCGCTGTTTGTTGCCACGCCATCGGTGGTAATAGGAACCAACAAACCGCTGAACTCAACAAAATTTGACAGCATGTAAGAATCAGAATTTTGCACTGACTGACTGAGCGTAATTGTCAGCGAGCCGTTGGCCGTAGCTTTGGTGGTCCAAACTGTAGAGACACTCAGGCTGTTGACGGAGGTGCTTACCAAGCGATAGGTGTTTCCTTGGCTGTCGGTAACAGTGAGCGTGCCGGGGTAATCGTAGGACTCCACCAAAACCAAGACTCCGTTGCCACTCGTGACAGGCTTGGTGAAAGCCTTGACGAGTGTTGGCTGCCCGTAGGCGAAGGCCGGAGTCAGACGGAATGCTGCGGTGATCCCCAGACCATCCATGACAGATGCGGACCAAGTAGGAGTGAAGGCTCCCGTAGCAGAGACCTGCTTGTAAGCCATCGCCAACACAGGTACCGCGCCATTCAACTGGTTAGGCTGAGGAACAGATTGACCCGCGATGAGCGTGAAGCCAGACGGGACAGTCGGCGTTACGCCTGCGGCTGTGGCGTTGGTGATGACGGAAATAATCACATCATTCGGATTTGAGGTGAGGATAGTTCCTGTATTAAACAGATTGGTCTCGCCCGTGGCCGTGGCTGCCCTATCTACCGTGGTAGATATAGCGCCCTGAACCTCGTCTGCTACGAACATCGTGAAAGAGTTGAACTGCTGACCCACGGAGTTAACCGTGAGGGTGATGGCTCCGCCAGCGACGGCGGACGCGGCAAACAGATAAGTCGTGAACTCTCCATCGACAACCTCTACGAGCGGGGTGTAACGATTTCCTTGGTTGTCCGTAACCGTTGGGGCGGAGTTGTAGTGAAAAACGTTCAGTCCCACGAGAATGCTGTTGCCCGCTGTAACCGCACTGGGGAATGAAGCAGAAACTGTCTGCCCGTTGGAGCCACCGTGTACGGCGACTTGACCAGAGCAGTGCTGCACGGAGGTGAAGCTATATGTAGATGAGACGTTATTTGCCAGGACGTTCTGAATGAAATCTGCGCTGAAAGTCGTGTCGCCGACGATTGCGGCCACGTTACCATTCACACCGCCATCAAAACTGTAGTTGATGAGGTTGGTGATCTTGCTTTGAACGCCCCAAGCCATGAGGCGGTTGGAATACTCAATCACGCCAAGAGACGAACCCAGCTCAACCTGGTTGAAATTGTTGGCTCCCTGAATGTCAATTTCCGTGGCAGCCAAGAGGATGTCGTCTGTAAAGGCGAATGTGGCGGTGGTCTGTGTGTTGTTCGGAATCACCGTTGAGCTGTAAGTGATTTGCTGGTTCGCGTTGAACGGCGAAACCGTCGTCACAGGCTCTGGGATGTAATAGAAGAATGCTCCGGGCACGCCCTGTTGACCCGCCTCGGTGAAGGCGATGACACGCGCCACAACGTTGCTAGGACCAACAGGAATTTGTCCGCAGATGATTGCCTGTTCGTTGGCGGACAAATTGAACTGGATTGGAGGCGAGCATTGAGTGAGTAGTCCTGCCTCGGTCAAGAATAAACAGACAGCTTGGCGCGTACCGCTTGCCAACCCTCCCTGTTGAAGGATCGTTCCCCCAGTGGAATTGGCTAGCAGCTTGGTTGTGTCGAATGTGAAGATCGTTCCGTTGATGACAGCGGTCGCGCCGAGGTCCGCGCCGGACGGAATGTTTTGTGCGATAACGGATACAGTGAATTGAGTGTCCGTAGCGGAGGTGACTTGCGCGTTGGTTACATTGAGTGGATTGTTGGAACTAGTGGTGCCGTTCGTGGCCCCGTTGACCGTGACAAGGCCGAATGCCGCGCCTCCTGGGGTCCCCGGGAAGTTTTCGTTGGTCCAGACAACACCACCTGCGTCTGTGGTAGGGGTACCAACAGTCTGAGAAAAGTTCGGAATGCTACCGCTAGATGTTCCTGCGGTCGTGACCTGCTGTACGAATCCATGCTGGTCAATGATTTGGTCGCCCAGGACATAGTTGACGCCGGACTGCCAACCGATTGCCTGACCAGTCTGGGGCGTGTAGCTGTAGACCGCGACGTTGGCACCAACTATCGAGCCATTAAATGTGGCTGGCGGGCCGATGGCGGTGGTCGTGATGGACATCTGGCCGCCGTTTAGCTCATCCGTGATGTTCCAGCTTCCGTCGTATCCACCATCGCTTGCGCCTGCAATCGTGATGTTGTCGCCAGCACCCAAGAATGGAATCGGGTTGGCTACGGTCAATGTGCTGACTGTTGATTGGTAAGTTCCGAGTTGTGTTCCGCCTGCCGGGAAGTCCGCAGTCTTAGCATTCGTCTGAGCCTGCGTGGACACAGCGGTGAAGCAAGGAACGATTTCACTAGGCACGTCCCCGCTTCCAGCGGAGATTTGAGAGGTGTTTACGGCGGTGACCGTGTACGTCCCGCTGTAAGTAGCGCCAGTCCCCCAGACGCCACCATCTCCCGTACCGCCGCCAATTGGGTCCCACGTGAAGACAATAGTTCCGCCAACCTCCACACCCGGGAGCGATGCTCCAATGCTAGGGGTCGTGGTGTTGGGAACCTTTCCCTCACCAAAGAATGTCATGGTCGTGCCCTGGACTGTGCTGTTGCCCAGAGCATTTCCAATCATCAAGCGGCGAACCTTTACAGGTGCGTGCTGAGTGATGCTGATGATTTCGTTGGCTGTACCAGTGAACGTGACGACTCCCGAGCCTGTCTCTGGTATACCAGCGGGGTTGTTGACGACTAGGTTCGTAGACGTGCAACTAATCACGGTGAATATTCCGTTGTTCGGCGTGTTCGCCCACCCGGAAATATCTACTGTGGTGCCAACAGGAATCACGGGCGAGAATGTTCCGTTGTAGGTGGTGTCTCCCGGAGGAGAACCTCCTACATCAACAGATGTCAGGAAAGCGACCGAGCTGGCTTGGCCGATAGTCGGAGGCGCACCAGGACCAACCTGTGATAGACGATTGAAATTCGTGCCATCGTACTGACGCGGCATATCCGTGCCAGCGATCAAGTTCGACAGGGCGATAAACTCGCGGTCGTCCACAGTTACGGAGGTTGCGAAGGTTCCTGGCTCAATCAGGGTGTAGAAGGCTGTTAGGACACCAGGATTGTTGTAAACGTCTTCCTGCCAGAATGTTCCCGCATTATCCAGGGCGAGGTTCAGCGTTGTACCGTCTGTCTCCTCAAATGTTTTGATGTAATTAAAATTCTGCGGCGGAGGCGTGACGAATACGCGCATCGCCACGCTGTAAATGTCAAACGTAGCAAGCACATTAGAACTAGCCTGAATAGAGAAATTCAGAACGTTGCTGTTGATGAAGGCTGGCGTGAGAGTTGTGCCACCAATCCCCCAATTGTCCGTAGGGTATCCGACCGTGACTACGCCATCGCCTGAAGGCAACTGGAAAGTGGTCACAGGAGGATTTGCAACTCCCCCTCCGGTCATCTGTACGGTTAGTTGGGTGCTGGCATCCTGCGAAGTCTGGTGTCCTCCTACGAGGAGTTCTATGCCCGTGACACCCACACCCGGTGGGATCGTGAATGGAAAGTTGGCTCCCTGGAGGAAATTGCTGAGAGTGTTGCCCGGAAGGCCGCCCAACCCGGAAATTTCGTACATCTCAATGGAGGGCAGACCCGTGATAGCGCCCGAGGTCCAATTGACGGTGACTGTGTTCGGTCCGGCGTTAATTCCTGTTGCCACAAGTACAATCTGCTGAATGCCGTCGAGAGGATCAAACAAGTTTGCTAGGTTGACGATTTGAGTGTAGTTGTTGCCGTTCGTGTCGCTGGCGGTCACGGTCCCAATTGGCTCGTCGTGACCAGGATGAAAGACTGATGGCCCATTGATGAAAATGAGAATCGTGTTCTCAGCGGTGTTGGGTGACGTGAAGGATTTGGTGAAGGGGGGCGGTGACCCGGTACCGATCCCAATACTCAACCCAGAAGCAACTTGTATCTGCTGAACAATCGCTGGCGTAACGTTAGCCTTCTGTCCGAAGAGAGCCAAGCTAGCAATCCAGTACGGGGGGGACGGGGGACCACCCTGTAACGGCGGGAGAGTTGAACTTGCCGAAACAGTGCCCGTTGGTGCAGGACTCTGTAGAAAAATGCCAGCCTTAGCGCCAGCGTTGGTTGTATCGAAGACAGTCCAACCAGAGGGCGTTCCGGGAACATTCACGCCTCCGTCGTATTGCTGCGTGATAAGACAGAGAGCAAACAGGCCCGACTCGGAGGGGGTTGAAACAGTGGCTGTGAGACTCAAGCCTGTGTTCACGGCTGCGCCAAAGAAGAATGTGTTGTTGAGAGTTACGCTGGCGTAGGTTCCCGGCGTTCCTACCGTAATGTTGTTGGGATTAAGCCAAGGGACCCCCGTACCCGAGGCGGTTCCCGAATTGGCTAGAGATGTTTGAAATGAATTAGCGAACGAATAGACCGAGATGACGCCATCTCGAGTGCGCACTGCGCCGACAGAATCAAAATCTACGTCCTCGGCGATGACAGCGGGACCTGCCGGGAGATCGGCTGGGGCCAATTCGGGGGCCATACCGCCGAAGATTGTAAGAGCAGAAATTGGCTTGCTGACTGAGTTCACTTATGTGTCCTAATCTGGAGCAGGAGCAAATCTCGCACCTCATGGCTGAAATGCGTCCCGGCCTTACGGATGGGGACTTCCTGCATTAAAATCTGCTACCCGATGCGACCACCACGATTGCGGCCATTGTTGCTGTCGTATGAGGCGCGGAAATACTGAATGCCTTGCTTCTGGCGCACTGTGCGCTTGATGATTTCGCGGATGTACTTGTCCGCCTGAGCACCAACCAGAGGTGCTGTCTCGGGGTTGCGGCTCATCACGTAGCGAAACGCGATCATGTAGCTAAGTGCGTTGTACGCTCCCGGTAGGTCGATGAGGATCGTCGTGAAGTCTGTGCCTGCGGTGATGTTTGCTTCGCGCTTCTGGTAGCGGAGACGAATGTCGCGCAGGGTTGTCGCGCCAAGGAAATAGATTGCGTTGCCGCGCCATTCCCACTGAGCAAAACTCGGAGTCTGACTGCGAGACTGTAAGCCTTCCATCGGCTGTACCATCGGGACGAAAGGAAGGTTGCTCCCGGTCTGGCGCTCCCAAAGAAACTGAGGCGTCATCATGTCGGGGGGTAGCGTGAATGTCGGGTCAAACGTGTTGGTGACTAGCCCTGTGTCCGCTGTCGGGCCGTAGGGGGCATTTGTCAACGCAGCCGTGAAGCTGTTGCTAGAAACATTGATGACAGTGAGCGTCAGGCCATTGAGGAAAGTCGCCGAGGTGAGGCCAGAGAAAACCACAGGCATGTTCTGCTTCAACGCGAGCGTCGAGTTGGAACAGGTGACGGTGACTAGGTTGGAAGAAACCTGAACCTGTGAAATGTCGAATGTGTTTGTGTATCCGCCGTACCCATCAAACCCTAGAAAGGTTTGTACCGACGGGTCTGTAGGGTTGACAGGCTCTAGGCCGCTCCGAATGTAATTGTCCACAGTGAGGACCACGACCGCGTTGTTCTCTAGGCGATCCTGTAGTTCCTGTAGGCTGGAATTGATGTACGAGATTGTGAACGGGGCTGTGTCCGTGAGAATTTCACCCGCTCCCGCGTTGTAGGCGTCATTAGCAATGGCGCGGGCGTTGTCCATGATGTCTTCTAAAATCGCAAAAGCATTTGGTGTTGTGCTCATGTCGTCCTAAAGAAAAGGGGAGCGTGCCCTTGCAGGCTCACCGCTCCCTTCGATCTCCCTGCCAAGTTCCTTACTGCTTGAAGAAGTCAAACTTGCCGAATACGGCGCGGAACTGAATCGTGTCGTTCAGCACGGCGGTCGGAATGGTTCCGCCTCCGGCGAGTTCAATGTTGTTGGTGCCAAAAATCTTGAGCGTCTGTAGAGACTGGTTGTAGGTGTATTGATAACCGCTTCCAACCGCTGACCAGACCTGAACTTCAAACGGAGCTGCCAGAGTCTTGACAGGCTCAATCGCCCACGAGATGGGAAGACCCCCGGTCTGATATTCGTCCTGGGAAGCCGGGGAGCCGCTAACCTGCGATGAGACCGCGAAATTTCCGCGCAGAGTCTGAGTCTTTTGACAGAACTCCGAGCCCTCTTGAAACCCAAAGAGATTGATTTGAACTGCTGCTGTTTGTGCCATATTTTTGTCCTCCTCGGACATTGCACCCAGGACGTAGCCTTGCGGCTTATCTGCACTTCTCCTGAGGCTTTGGCGTAGGTCGCCACCCTGCGTTGCTATAAATGGAGGAGGAAGTTACGAAATGCGGAGACACAAAAGGCCTCAGTTAGCCCAACTCTGCCGTAAGGGGCAGGACCGTCTATGGGCACCGAGGCCGATTGCTCGCATCCATTAAGGAATTGTGAAAAACATCGCCGGGAGGTTAAGAAACGAACGGGGCCAGGATTGACGCCCGAAGGCGTTGGACCTCTTGGGTCCAACCCCGTTGTTCTTAACCCTTATCCCAGCGAAGACTAAATTTTTGTGACAGGCTTGACCTGAGCCTGGGCTGCGTTGTTAGTAGCCTCGGCCTTCCTGCGAGCATCCTTGAGGCGGTTACTGAGACCACCCTTCATGACGCTGTGCCAAGGAGCGTCTACCTCATGACCAGCGGTAATGAAATAGTCCGCTGCCTCGTGATAAGGCTTTCCGCGTCCTGCTCCGAGCTGCTTTTGCCCTTCCGGGCCGCTGGCATAGAGTTCGTTGGCTTCCATGATGAGGCGGTTGTAATTCAATTCCAGACGATCAATCGCAGCCTCGACAGCATCAAGGTCAGGCTCCGAGTCCGGCGTTGCGAGGCGGACCCAGAAGATGCCCTTCTCGTAGTAGTTGTTGCCGATGTTAATTTCTGTGGCCGGGTTGGCGGCCTTGTAAGTCTTCCAGCTACCATTCGGGTCGTTGGAGTTGACGATGTCCTGAGCAAGGAACTCTCCCTTTTGCGGGACGGTGAGGATTTCATCGTTGCCCACGATGGGCCTGTGGATGAGTTCGATGTCGGCAAGAACGAAAGGCTTCCCATAAAGCGCATCTTCTTTACGAGCTTCAATACGGACTGTTCCATTGATCGCCCAAGGACGCTCTACCACGAGTTCGCGACGTGAGACGTTGAAAATACCCACGTAAAATTCTGGCTTGCGATCCTTGTAAGGATTGCCCGTCATGATCAATTGCGACTCGCGATTCTTATCATTAGCGATAGACCGAATTACGGTCTGCGCTGCGGCTGAGTCTCTAAGCTGTGCTGTTGGTACTGGCATGTTGTTACTCTCCTGTGTTCTATCCTGTTTTTCCCCAACCCTAATTTGTATTGGGTGAAATTGGTCGTTGCGCGAAGCCCTTTTGGTGTCTGAGCTTGCGCGGGTCTACTCGGTTCCAGACCTGCTGTATCTCGTGCATTTTCTTATCAAGAATGCTGGTCCTACACCCACCGCGCCCATAACTCGTCGGGCCGTAGCGTGTGGGTAGAGCTTCCATAAGCCTGTCAGTAATCATCTCCACGTCGGCTCGTTCGTCTAATTCCTTCTGACGGTCCTTAGCGGCCTGTCTCTCCGCGTCACTGAGGCGTGCAAAGGCTTGCAGGAAAGGAATAGTGGAGTGGATGAGTTCGTAATCTAGCGGCGCGTTCCCCAAATTTCGGAGCATCTCGTACTGCCCATACTCTGGATATGGAAACAGAAGTTGTCCATTTGCTGGGTCACGGTTGATGAGCTTGAAAAATTTCGGGCTGCCCCATTTGTCCGGCGAGACCCAGCGTTGGAGAATCCATGCAGGTAGGCCACCCCCACAGGTTTGGTCCGTGTATCCGCCTTCAGGCTTGGAAACGCGAATAGTTTCTGTTTGTCCCCACACGATGCGGTACATGGGATCGCCGAAATCATTCACCCCGAAAATATCTGTCAGAAGTTGCTGGAACTCTGGCGGGCACTCAAGGCGCTCGAAATGTCCCATCGTCCACATGAGTTAGACAGGGAGCCGCATGTAAATTTGTTTGCGGTTGAGGATCAGGTGTTCAATGCGGTCCAGCGTCACGTCATTGGCGGCGTGTTCGCTGAATAGAACCGTGTCGCCCAGCTTGAGCCACGTTTCCTCAGCGGCGACCGCGATCACCTTGCCCTTGTTGGAGAGAGTGCCCACCATATCGTGGGCGTTCTTCTCAATCTCCGACGCGGAATCCACGTCCAAGCGTTTGACGAGAACCATTTCAGGTGCCATTTCGTATTGCGGAGTTGGTGCTGGCGCTACTGCGGCGGCTGACTCGACGAGTTCCGCCAAAGAAGATTTCTTAGACATATCCTGTGTACCTTCAATCCTGTTGAAGTGACTACATACTGGGTTCCGAAAACGAAAAAGACCGGGAGGTTAGTCCCGGTCCTTAGCAAGTCAGCGTTGTCGCTGGTTAGATTGTTGGCTCTGCGGCGTTCTGAACGATGACGCCAGCCTTCATGTTGGAGTTGAAGAAGTTCAACATGGCGTTGTAATAGAAGATGTTGGATGCCAGGTAGCCTGCGCCATTCGGGTCGGGGACAGGCATCGTGGTGACGCCGTTACCGAACGAATAGAGAGAAGGCTCAACTGTCTCGACGATGCCCCAGTTACCCAGGCACAGACCGTCGATACGGCCCGGTGTTGCGTTGTAGGCTTCGACGTATTCACGATCGCCGAAGCGCGTGATCATCTCACCCTTTACAACGTCACCAGCCTTGTTTCCACCTTCATAGATGTTGTTCTGTTGCAGGATGCCCTGGTACAGATTCGTTACAGCAAGACGCTGTCCCGGACCACCGTACCAAACGAGTTCCTTGGCACACTCTGTGTCAGGTCCCAGACCACGCTTTACGAGAATCTCGGCGCGATACGGGACTGCTGGGTTCACGGCCTTACCACCGAGGTCGATCAACGGAGTTGAAAGACGCGATGGGTAGTTAGCGCGGAGCAAGTTGAGCACCGAGCCAGAGTTGCCGTTGACCTGATAGGTCTTGATACCAGCGACGGACCCGCCGACAGCACCCGAGCAGCCAGCGACCATGATTGAGTCGCCAGCGGCTACCGCTCCACCCGTTGAAGGTAGAACCGTGCTGAAATAGACGGTGTTGGATGCGCCGTCAACATAGGACACAGTTGCAGTACCGCGAGTTGCTCCACCTTCTGAGGGGAAGAACTGGACGACCTGTTGGTCCTGGAATTGGTTTGCGTTGTTGAGGCCCGCGATGGATGCCGTAGTTGCGGCAGTAGCTCCACCAGAAGCTACGATCACAGCGCCTGTCGGGATCGTGTCAAGAGCACCAGAGCTATCGCCCTGAGCTAGAGCCTCGATACCGTTCAAGAAGCTCGTGAGCGAGTTCTTGAGTTCTTGGGCGCGAACGCTGATCATGCCGCGCTTCGGACCCGCCGTAGCAATTTCTGTCAGATAGGTGATTTCACAACCGTTGGTCAGGAAGACCGGGGAGATATCTCCCGAGATCCACTGAGACGTGGTACCGCGACCCAGAGAGCCGCCATCGGCGTTGCCCTGAGTAATTGCGGAACCGCTCTGCACACGCATCGGGACGCGGAAGGCCGGACGAGTTACGCCGCCAGCTGCGGTGATGTTTGCAGAGGGATAAGTCTTTGCTGCCTTTTTGATGCGGGTGTAAAGAGTGTCTGCCTTGAAGACAAGGTCAGGAATCATTTTTGCCCAATTTTCGAGTTCGATACCCTGTACTGCTGCTTCGCCTTGAGGACCTGCCATTGGAATTACCTACGATTTGTTTTGGCTCTTCCGGTCTCCTCATCCTGGTGAGTTGAACGAAGGCGGCGTCGAGTTCCAACCCGGCGCTTTTACTGAGGGCAACGCCTATCTCTAGGTCGCTGTTTGTATCTCCTTGGCTTTTTATCGGCTTTGTTTATCCAGGTTCCGAGCTGGTTCGCCGAAGGAGATGGAATCTTTTGGTGCAGGCCCACAATGTTAGTCACAGGCCTGCATCTATAAATGGAGGGCGATAGTTCAGATTTTTCTTGCGCGGAAATTAGCGAGACCGAAAATTGGCGCTCCCCACCCGCTTGCGCGAATGAGGAGCAGATGGGCAGTTTAATGTCATGCCCAGGACTCAGTAACTTGAGTGCGGAATTAGTTTTGTTTGGACCAGTCCCACTTGACGCGGCGCTTTGAACCCTTGAGAACGGCCTCCCCGGCCATATACATCATTTCCGTAGTGGGGCCTCCGTCCTTCTCCCAAAATATATCGTCGTATTTTGGCTTGGCTGTTAGGTTCACAGTTCCTGTATTGGTGGCTCCTGGTGCTGGCTTGGTAGAGTTGGGGATATTTCCGAACCCACGGCGATTCCAAATCTTCTTTGCGGATTCCTGGACAATCTTTGAGACATTCTGCTGGACGAAGTTAGCGATCTTCTGCTGATTTCCCTCGTTCACTAGGGTGCGCAGTTGTGTCTGATACTTCTTGTTGGACTCAAGCTGCCGCGTGATGAAACTAAACACGCCTTCGTGCAGGTCGGCCTTCTGCTCCTTGGTGATCTTGGGAAACTGCTTGTAGTAAGTGCTCAGCGATTTGTCTACCAGGCCATCCATAGCGGTGACGACCTTGGTCTGCATCTCTGTGTAGAAGGCATCGCGTTCTTTCTTGGTGATTTGCTGTTCCTTCTGTTGAAGAGCCTTCTCACGGTCACTCAGAGGACGCTCAGCGCCCTTCTCGGCAATCTGTTTCAAATTCTCCGTAGCTCCATAGACCTTTTGTAGTGCCTTGAATGCCTGGGTCAATTCTGCGACGCCCTGCGTGTTGCCGGACTGCTTGAATGACTGGAGGACCTCGTAAAGCACGTTGCCAGCTTCCATCACACCAGCGGTGATGCCGGACGTTTCCAGCGTGTTCACAAAAATTGGTGCGAGTGCGGCGTTGTACGCCTCGGGCATATTAGAGAGTTCCGCAAGATAAGGAATTGCGCCTCCCCCGAATCCCTCCGGGTCGTCCTTCGCCAACTGCGCATAGAATTTGGGGTCGGCCTTGGAGAAGGACTCCATCTCGCTGGCGAATTGCTGTGCACGACCGGAAATTTCCTCAATACCCTCGGCTCCGCCGTAGGTGTCAAAGAGTTCTTTCGCGGCTACCGCGTCGGCTGAGGTTGGGAATGCTTGCTGATATTTTTGATAATCGAAGTGCTGCTTGCGGAAGACATCTGCGGCCTTGGGGTCGGCTGCTTTGAGCTTGTCATAGACAGACTTGAAATTTGTCTTGGTATCAGTCGGCGCTGCCTTAGGAATTGGGTTTCCGTCGGCGTCTAACTTTTGCTCGCCAGTGGCTTCATCAATTTCAAACTCTTGAGCGTCCGCTCCGCCAGTGGATTCTTCTCCACCAACTACGGGGTCGGCCTCTCCACCAGAGCCGCCATCATCTCCGCCGGAATAGCTTCCACCTGAATCTCCGCCAGAGTCGCCCGCTCCTACTCCTGGGTCTACTGCCAAAGCTCCGCCAACTGCGTCTTCCATTGACATGATTACTGTCTCCTGTGTTTATCCTGTGTCGGCGCGATCCTGGGCGTGCTGACGTCTAACCCTGTGTTTCAAAGTAAATTTATGCCGCTTGCTGCGTTGGCATTCCGTTGGATTGAATGCCTGCCTCGCCCAAGAGTTGGGCAAGTTCGTTTGTCATTCCCGCCGCCATGAGGTCCTTTGCGGAGACGCTCTTGCTGACACCCTTCTCGGGTTGCTTCTTATTTGCAGCCGCAATCTTGTCGGCGTACTGCTGGTGAGTTAGATAGTGGAGGCGAATGTTCTCGTATGCTTCTTGCTCACCCACTTCGCCATCTTCCCCGGCTGTCGTTCCTGCCTTCAATGCGCGGCCAGATGGGCCGCGTAGGAAAGCTAGGCACGTCAGAGCCTCGGTTTCGTGGTCGTCAACCTTCTCGTCCACCTCTACCGAGCTAATCTGTTGAGGAGTCTGTGCGAGCTGTTTCTTTAATACTTCGAGTTGCTGTGTCGCGATTGGTGCGAGGGTTGGATCCTGAGAACCAACTGCCTGCGTAGCTGCGGCGATTTGCTTCTCTAATTCTGCATATGCGGGGTTTGGCAGCGGCCCACTCTTCTTCAATTCCTCAATCTCTCCGAGTTGCTTCTCGTAAGATTCCTGTTTAGGAATGTAAAGTTCAGTGAGGCCCGTGGCCTTCTTGAGAAATCCATAGTTGTTAGGGTGGTTGACGACTTCTAGGAGCGCGGGGTTAGCCTGCGACTCCAGCATGAGTTCGCCGACCCGATTCTGAATTTCGGACCACGACTCGGGGAAGTTCTCATCCGTAGAAGGCTCGCAGTAATACTTGCCCTTGAGGTCTTGTAACTCCACCACGATTGGGTCCGCCCCATTCCTGGAGCCGGACGCATAAATATTCTCGTCGTGATTGATAGCCGTACACTGCACGGCGTTCAACATCACGTTGGCGATAGCTTCCTTGATGTAGCGCCAAGGAATACCAATGCGACCAAGCGCGGCGTCGCGCTGGAGCTTCAAGCCACCCATCGTTTCGCCGACTTGTCCTACGTCGTCGCCCGAGAGTGCGGGGAATACACCAGTGATAATCTGTGCGGTCTGGCCGCGACCAAAATCCTCAATGGCCTCTTCAAGACCAGTTGGATACTGAACAGCCGTTTCCGCGTAGATGAAATCGCCAACAGGACGTGTGGGGTCAGCAACGAACGGGCGAATACCACCTGGAATGTTGGTCTGGTCCTTGATGTGCTCGACATCAAACATATCGTTGTCCATCCACTTCATGGGCACGCCGCGAACGAGGTAGTCATTGCGGAGTTCCAGATAAGTGTTGGCCTGCTTTTGGACAGGAATATAAGAGGAACCTAGCGCGGGGCGGTGGATACCGTCGCCCGGTAGGGCGAAGCACAGAGTCCAGTGATCGTCCATAGATTCTTGCTTTGCTTCAATAAATTCGTTGCCGCAGAAAGTGAAACGGAGACCGCGTCCTTCGGACATTTCTAATAGGTCGTTGCGTACCTGGTCGTCTTCAATTTCTAAGAGGGAGCAGTCGCGAAGCCATGCGTTTTGAATTGTTACGTCGTAGGCTTCCGAGTCGGAGGTAACAAAATTATCCTCAACACCGAGCTTGGTGTTTACGCGAGCAAGGCGATCAACATCATCACCAGCGGGGCCGCCGCGTGACACCACAATCTTGTCGGCCTTCTTGGGATACATGCCTTTGGCGACAGGCAGATCACGTTCACAAGCCCAGATGAGCCAGCCCGCTTCGGACTGATTGTTTGCCTTAATGGGATATTTGACTTCCAACGCACCGTGGCAAGTGACAATGGTTTGACCGCGAGGCTCACCACGACCGGAAGATTTCTTCGGCGGAGGTGCGTTACCAGCCTCACTTGCGGAGGCTTCCTCGGGATTCTCAGCCTCTTCCGGCTTACCGAAACCAAACCGCTGGCCGTCCTTGACGTAGCGTGTGTAGAAGGAGACCCGGCCATCGGTCCATAGGAACCGCGCCATATCGGACATGAGACTTAGGAAATTGTTGTTGCGAATAATCACATCGCGGAGCTTGTTAGCGGCGCAGGCTGCGGTGATGTCTGCGTCATCCTTGGGACAGACGGGATTGAATAGAGTCTTGGGCACTTGGCGCGTGAGCGCGGAAACTACAGACAGCCCATAGGTCAAATAGAAGTTCGTCTCAAAATTGCTCTTGAATCCTTGCTCACCCGGCCCGTAACCGGAGCCTGGGCCAGCGAACTCCCAACCAAATCCCACACGGGACGGTAGGAGGTGCTGATAACCGCGCCAAAACAACTCAGCTTCCCAAACACGAAGAATTTCTTCGCGGCGGGCGGGCATATCACGCTGCATGAGCTTACGGAGAAGAGCGCGGACCGCGTTGACATGAGATTCGCGGAGTTCTAAGGTCGGGGACTTGCTCCAGTCAGTGCCTATGAGACTGCCAGCGGGGAGTGAAGCGACAAAATCGCTCTTCCCGTTTTTGTTGGCGGTAGTCTTATCACTGGCTGGATCGTTGGAGGCACCCGGCGTCAATTGGTCGTTATCTGTTTCTGGCATCGGCTCTCTGCTCTGCTGCTTCGCGCCATTTCCCCTTCTTCTTAGGGAGGGAACTAAAATCCGTCGCGCTTTCCCATTCCTTCAACTTGGCGCGGCCACCGACCTTGTCGGGATGAGCCTCTAGGAAGCGTTGCTGTGCGACGGACTGGAAAGGCATCTATTCCTCGTAGGGAGTGAGACCAAGGGCCTTGGCCTTTTCGCCGACGTGTCCGGCCTGTTCAAGATCATTGGCCGCTTCGTCTTCCAGACCTTCGTGCTCTGGTGAACCCGCCATTTTCTTTGCGTGTTCTACGGCTTCATCCACGGAGCCGTGCTGCGACTTGTGTACGTGGCCGTCTTCATGAGTGGAGTGAACGTGATGAACACCACGAGCGTGGTCTAGCTTCATGTGAATGTCGTGAGCCTTGCCGTGCTCGGCTACAACATCCTCGTGCTCGCCCTCTTCATGCTCCATCTCGTCTTCCATCTTTGGAGACTCCGCCTTCGGTGCCGACATGCGGTCGTGCAGCTTCTGTGTTTCTAGATTCTGAAATTGTCTGGACATGGTTCTCCTCATGGACCCGAGGGTCTCTTATAAAGAACTTGGAATTTGGTTAAGCGGCTTGCTTCTGCTTTTCTTCAGCGGCGAGGCGGCGAACCTCAGCGATTTCCTGATACCGTTCGGCCTCAAGCTGCGCCCACCGCTTTGGTCCCGCTACGGCGGTCTGTTCTGGGCGCTTAGGTGGATTCTCACGGCGATGGAGGGCTTGTCCCGCTGGGTTCACGCTGTTGAGGCGCTCCTGCAAGAGATTTTTGTCAAGGCGGAGAGTAGCTATCTCGTTGCGGAGATAGAGAACCTCTTCCTCAAGGTGTTTTGTGTGCGTGGAGTAGAACAAATCGTTCCACCACGTCCGTAATGTAGTTGCCCAATTCATTTCTATTTCCTCACCATCCACGGGAGTGCCCGGCTGTCCTGATATGTCTTAGGCCCCTGATTCCTCTTGACCCACTGTTCGTAGGCCCGAATTTTCTGTGCTACGGGGTCCAGGATCCTGTCTAGAGCCTCAGCATCGGCCAGCGCCTGTGGTTTCTTGCCACCCGGCAGATACGACTTCACTGCGTACCTAAAGGAGTCCGCTAGGTCGTCTTCAACGGAGGCAATCTTCTTTACATCCTCAGGATCGTTGGGCGTATCACGAATCAATGTGGGGAGAGCGGCGATAAGTTGCGGACAATCCGTGGTGACGACGAGTTCGTCCAGGTCGAACATCTGACCGATGAGTGACCACCCGTCCACTCGGCTCTTGTCAGCGGCTTGAGGCCGGGGGAGGCCGTACTTTGCCAAGCGGTCGCCGAGAGATTGCGCGACGGTGTGGTTGTTCTCATGACGAATGAAGCGATCCCAAGAAAAGAAGAATCTCTTGAGCGGTTCCGTTACGCGCTTGATGGCGTGCGCCGGATTTTCGCAAACATCGCCGCAATCATTGTGCGTGCACTGGTGACGGCAGGCGCGGGCAATGGCATCGGCGGCCTGAACGGGGTTCATGTTCTCAAGAACGAGTTCGCGGAAGGCGACGGTCACTTGACGCAACCCGCCGTGTATCTTGTCCGGAATCCAACCCTTGGTGAGCCACAGCACAGGCCAGTTTTTGGAGTCCCAGTCACTACCACACCAGATAGGTTCGTAAGAACGGAACCGAATCTGGTTAGGTTCCATGACGTGAACGCCTTCATGCTGCCCGGTATTGAACTGCGGATACATCTGACCGCCGACAACGTCCTCGTTGCCGTAGAGGGCCTGCTCGCGGAGCGTGCCCGTCATGGATTCAAGTTTCTTCACGTACTCTGGCGTGTAGATGTAGGGGTTGTCTTTGACCGTGGAGTGAACACGGAAGTAATCACTGGGGTCGTAGCGTCCCATTCCCTTGACAGGGCCTTTGGGTTTCTTTGCGGTCCCAAAGAGTGTTGAAATCCAACCCCAGCCGTTACCGAACGGGTTTGTGGTCAGGCCGATGCTGGTCTTAACAGCATTGCCATACAAATCCTTGACCTCTGTAGACAAGCGGGCGCGGCCCACGAGCACTTCAAAGATGCGATAAGAAAATTCGCCAGCTTCCTCAAGATGGATGTAGGCATATTCCGTTGAGAGATACTGCATGACGTCTTCGTCGCGCTGACAGTAGCCGAAGCGAAGCTGCGAGCCGTTTTCGAAGTAAGCAATCTTTTCGTTTTTGTTGTAGCTCTTGTAGACCCAGCGGGGGACGAACTTCTCATCCAAGAATTTGCGGATCACGGTGTTCTGGATGTCGGGCGAAGTGGTACGAAGGATGAGACAGCTACAGCCAGGTACGAGCAGACACGTGATGATCGCTTCCATCAACCCGTTCAGTGTCTTACCGGAACCGAAACCCCCGACGTGCAGCCGATACGGGGCCGTGGACTGGTGGTATTCATCCTGCTTGGCGAGCGGGATATAAAAATCTGTGATTTGGTGTTGAGGCATTACAGCACCTCAACGTCAATTGCGTTTGGGTCATCAATCTTGTTGGGAACCTGAGCGGGCGCGAACCGCGAGCCGATGTTGATGACGAGAGAATTGCCGGCATTCCCACCGCCTTCGGCGGATTCCACCGTGGGCTTGCCATCCAAGCGGTTTCCGATTAGTTCGTACGCTTTGAGGAGCAATTCCAGCGAGCACGACGGGTCCATCGCGAGGTGATAAATTCTCTCGGACAGTGCATCTAGGCGGGACTTGTCTCCGTTGGGCGTAGCGCGTGCTCTGACGAGCGCCCTTTCCAAAGCCTCCCGCACTTCCATCTTTGGGCGTCCGTTGGGATTACCAGAAACACCGGGCTTGAACCGAGTTAACTCATCACCGCGCACTGGGACGGCCTTCTCATGGAGAGCCTTCTCAGTCGCGGCGGCTTGTGCCGCCTGTTTCTTCTCAAGACGCTTCTGCTCCCGCGCCTTCTGCTCAATCTCTTTCCTCTTTATGCGGGCGACATTCTCTGGCGAGAGAATTGCGTCATTGCGGGGTCTACCACCGACGTTCTTTGGTGGGGTAACGGGATTAGAGGGTTGTGTAGAGGAAGGATTTTGTTTTTCTGATGGGACTACGGACTGGGAGGGTTTTGGAGCAGCCTCCGGCATAGCAGGCAAATTGTCTGCATCTTCAAGCATGCTTATCCTGTTGGTCCTGTGTTAAGAGGGCCTGCTAGTGAATAAACTTGGAGCGAGACCCGAAATTGAACTTGAGATCGAAGCCCGAACCTCCGCCTTTGGGGGGCGGCGGTGCAACGTAGGTGAACAAGCCGGACACAGGGCCACTCGTGCTCGTGTCTGGATTTGTGACAGTGATGGTTGCCGCCCCTACCGCGTTGGCAGGGGTCACACAGGTTAATTGCGTGCTAGAGACAAACACCACACTTGTAGCCGGGGTGCTGTCGAATAGGACAGTGGGTGTTGCCACAAATCCTGTTCCTGCCAAGTTTGTGATGATCGTGCCGCCAGTTGAATATCCCGTGTCGGGAGTACAGGAGGTAACTGTGGGGGGCGGAGGAGCGCCAGGACCAAAGGCTAGGTAGAAAACCTTGTTGGCTTGAACGTCTGCAACGGACATCTTAGTTGTAAATCCATCGGAGTCTAGCGACTCCAGCGCCATGACACCCTGAACTGTTGGGTTGGTCGATGCGGTGGCAGCGGCGAGATTCAAGTACACGCTGTCAAAATATTCTCCGCCAGCGACGACAGAGGGGTTCACATTGTCCTTGCTCACCACAGCAGCCACGTTTTGTGACGCGGCACCTGTGGTGCAGCCGATTGCCATGGGACCCGTTGGCTGAAGTGGTGCGGGGACCGCAAACGAGCCTGTCAATGAGGACGCGGCGGCATGAGCCATCGTGTTCGTGCCATTGAACTGAACCGGGGAGGAGCCAGCGGCCATCACAGAGAGACCCGCTATCGCGAAAGCGGCGGCTGAGGTCCAAGAGTGCGTAACGCTAGATGCTCCTGTCGTGGAGTGCCCGCTCGCCCCACAAAAAGTCCCGGCATTATTGTCGCCATCAAATGCGGTGCCAGAATTTGTTGAGAAATCTCCGCTGGTGAGGGAAGTTGCGCCTCCATTTATGACGCTCAGGGTCAGGTCGTTTGCGTTAGAGGAAATCGTGAGCGTGGCGGTTCCCGCTGCCGACGTGTTTGTCTGATAAGAACCTGACCGCACGGGAGTTGTCTGGTTGACGCCGGAGAAGGATACGACGTTGGCATAAATTTCGTTGACCTGGGCATTGCCCGTGACGACGAGGGCATTTGAACCAGTCGGAGGGTTCGCCAAATAGAACAGCTGACAGAACGCATTGTTGGAGGAATTATCCGCCGCCGTACCGCAAGACGTCATGGCCTGACCACCGTAAGTGACAGACGTGATCGCTCCGCCCGCCGTGTTGTCGAAGGCGACGGCGGCGAACGCGGTGAGATTGGGAGTGGACTCGGGCTGACAGCTAGAGAGAAATAGAACAGCACCCGGTACGAATCCCAACCCGGTTTGAGAGAAATTAGAAGTGTTCGTCTGAGTTACAAAATTCCCGACGAAAGCATCTGTGATGTTGATAGCCGCATAGCAAAGAGTTATGTCGCTGCTAGCAGCGGCCTGCGGCGTGACGGTGAATCCGCCGGATTGTAGGCTGGCAATCTTTCCATAATTGGTCAGGAGGTTTGTAGCAGAGGTGTCTGCGTTCGACGAGACAGCATAGAACTGACCGTGTTGGTTGTAGTAACTCGTGCGGACGTTTGAGCCTTCAAAAGTCGCCCAGTTGGCGACCACGCCTTGATTCAGGCTGGCGTCACAAACTCCGACGCTAAGTGCCCAATCAGCACTGAGGAAGCTAGGGTTGCCAGCATTGCCCGTAGAGCGACCAACGCTCGCGCCGATGAGGCAGTTTGGGGTGAAGCACAGTCC